TACAGAATTTGAACTTATGGGTTGAGAAAGTCGAACCCATATCGATTGATGGCATCATGCCTCCATCTCCTTAATAGTTGTTTGTAGGGCTTCTAATGAGGATGCCAAAATAGAGTACGAACCAATTGGCGTGTCTGGATACCAATGCAATATCCAAACGCTGTCCTCAGCAATTGCTTTTTTTAACTCTTCAGGCGAAACAAAGTCATCACAATCGTAATGCTCCTCAATTGTTTCGTACACATCACGATGTGAGTTATGAGTTAAGTACAAACCGCATTTATGCTTTGGTAGCCAGTTCATGCTTCCCCCTTAATGCCGTGGAATTGTTCCGCAAAGCGAACACCATCTAACCACTCGTTGCTCTGATAATGGTTTCTTAATTCCTCATCCGTCAGCGGCTTGCGCTGTGGTGGGGTGGTAAATGGTGGTTCAAAACCAGAGGCAAGCATTAACTTCTGCACATTCTGCGGAATAGCTCGAAATTGATGAACACAGTTTGGGCAAATAACATGGTCGGTATTTACCACAGGCTCATCCTTCGCTTCTAGTTTTGGTTCATAAGACACGATAAATGTTTCACCTTCTTTTTGTTTCGGCAACATTGCAGGCACGCCTTCATTCCATACCACAGGCTCATCCTTCTCTTCTTGCTGTGGTTGGGTGAAAATTGCTTCGACCTTGGCGGTCTGGTGACGCTCACAGTAGATGGATACAGTATGGTCTTTGTCAATGGCAAGGTCAGCCACAACCATCCCATCACCCCATGAAGTTTTGACAGGGGCTTGATGCCACTTCCACGCCACAGGCTCATTTTGTTTTGGTGTCATGTGTTCTTCTCCTTGATACCTGTTGGAACACATCTGTATTTAATTACTTTGGTTGTTCCGTCTGCCATTTTCTTTGCCGCTTCCCCTGCACTGGCGCAAGCTACCTCGGTTGCAAAAATGGGGGTGGCCAAACTAATGCTATCTCCAGAGGCCATCGTGCCTGCATAGGCAAAAATAATTAGTATCCACGTAGTCATGTGTTCTTCTCCTTGAGTTTGGCTTCAATGGCTTGTTCATAACCCCATGCTGTTGAACAAACTTTGTGCCTCCATTCATCGTGTATTTCTTTTCTTTCCTCATCCGTCAACCCTACCCATGTGCGCTGTGGTGGGGTGGTGTGACGCTTCATGTATGGAATAAACCCACGCAAAGTACGAAGCGCAATCATTGCGTCATTGTTCACAGGGTCGTGAAATGGATGTTTTCTATGAAAGTGTTCTTCAATTACTCGATTGAACGCTTCACACATATCGTCAAGGTTGTAGCCATCCCACGCCACAGGCTCATCCTTCGCTTCTTGCTGTGGTGGGTTTGTCATTTGCTCAAGCAGGAATGCGCCATCCAAAAACGCTCCGGTAAACTTTTTCGCCATGACCTGACATTCGGTGTAACGCCCAATAAACAATTGTTGGTTGCCATCGCCCGCAACAACAGCGAATCTGTAAAACATGCTGGTGTCAGAAGGCACAACTTTGTACCGCTTTTGCGCAACTTTTTCGATTGCTTCCCACGCCACAGGCTCATCCTTCGCTTCTAGTGCGGCTTTAATAGCTTTTATTGCATCTTGGCATTCAATCAATTGGTCTAATAAATCCCAAGGGTAATAGCCCTCTTCAACATAAGAAATGAAATCACGAGCATTTGCCAATGTGTTTAATGCTAATTCCAAAGTTTCGTCTTTTGTCATAATGGCGCGTCCTCAAAGTTTTCAGGGTTGAACTTAGGAATCTTGTTACCCTTGTCCATAGGGTTTGGGAAAGGTGGGAAAGGCCAGTTCATACTTTTGCCTTTCTCAGTTCAGCCATACGGGCCAGTTCGGCAAGGGTAGGTGGTCTAGTTATGCGTTCATCAGCCTTAATCTTCTGCAAAGCTGCGTCAGGCTCATTTGATGAAGGAACTGTGAGCCTGATGATGTCAGCAGGATTAGGTTTGGTCGCAACCCATTCAGCTTTAAATGTTTGCCAGTTTCTGATGACAATTTCACTTAATGCGTTTTCCAATGTCCAACCAGCAATCTTGGCTTGCATAACTATGGAATCCATAACCCTGTCAGTAATCTGAGCTTTACGGGCTTTTCTTTGTTTAACAAAAGAATCCCAAACTTCTTTTGACACGCCTTCAGGCGCATCTGTCTCTGTCTTTCTCTCTCCCTCTGTCTCTGTCTCTGGGATAGCAGTTTGCTTGCGGTCTGCTAGCACTCCGCTAACAATAGTAAAAAATCCTTTATCAATCAACGGCTTAACACCATCTTGATATTCTTTTTTTGTAATGTGCAGACGAAAGACTAGCTCATCTACTGAGCCATCAAATATTCCATCTTTTGATTCGCTTGCAAGCAACCATAACAATGGAGCTATCGCTTTGCTAGCAATAGGCAAGCACATAAATGTCCTGTCATTTAACAGGTCACGGTGTAGTTTTATCCACGGTGGACAACGGTCTTTGTAATGTTGAAAGACGGCCCAATTTTTCGGCTGTAATAGCATTTTCACGCCCCAAACATACCCCCAAAAGAAACGCACGGCAGGAGGGGGGTGTTCTCTTTTCGGTTTGGGGAGCTACCCTAAACCTAGCCGGGTTTCAAAAATTATACTCTACTTGGCGACCTTTTAAAGTCCTGTTGTTTATGTGCAACATGACCAAGGTGGTAGTAGTTGCAGTGCGGACATTTGTAGATTGCCAAACCATTTTCCCTACGGCGGCTGCTAATCATTTCAGCAGCGGAGTGCGTAGGATATTTAAACTTACCCAGACACTGGGTTTCTTTGTCAGTGGTGTATGTCATGCTTTCCCATAAGCGTTAATTTCTGCCAGCTTCTGAAGCTTATCGTTGCTTCGCATTTCTAGCATCTTGAGTGTTGACATCATATTTGCTTTTTCTTGTTTTGTAAAAATGCTTGATGGCAATGTAATGTCCCAAGGGTCATTCTTCTTTTTTTCTGTGACTGTTAATTTTGGTTCACAGAGTTGATAGAACACTACTGTCTTTGTTTCTGTGCCAAACTTTTTAATCTCAGTGTGAGATACGCCAATCAAATCATCTGCTTCTAGTTCATCGCGTATTGCTTTTACATCTACATCTTTGTATTTGTGTTTGATTGATGCTCTGATGGCTCTGTAAGACTTAGCACCTTTTGTAAGCTGCTCTAAAAACATTTGCTTGGCGTAGTAGTGTGACAAGTGAAACTCCTTTGTTGAAGGATGCGAAGAATACCAGAGTTGCAAAAAATCAACACACCAACAAAAAAATAATTTACATGTGTTAAAAATTTGATACAGTGTGTGTTCCTTAACTCATGGAGATGTCCTTATGCAAACACTCAAACTGCGCCGCAAAGCGCGATGCCTGTTCAACAACAGCGCAGTCCCTCAAGCCCTGAATCAATACAACCAACGCAAGTGGGTACGCTCTGTACTTCGTCTTGGTGACAAGTGGTTGCTTGCAAAACAGATTGAACGGATTGCATGATGCCAGCACTAATTGGCTTCTTATGCTTTGCCGCATGGCTCACACACATTTTTACTTGCTTCGCTGAGGGCCTCTGGGGCTTTCTCATCGCTGGAGCATTACTCTTTCCAATCGGAATATTACACGGGTTCTACCTGTGGTTTAGATAGGCGTTCAGCAAGCCTTTTGATTGCTGTTTTTTAACTGGAGAATGAAATGGGATTTATTGCAAAAGACAATGGTGGCGAAGGCAACTTCAAGAAAGTTCCACCCGGTGTTTATGTGGCTCGATGCTACTCACTGATTGACATGGGTACGCAAGTATCTGATGGTCAATACGGCTCAAAAGAGCAACACAAAATCCGTATTGGATTTGAGATTTTTGGTGATGATGATGAAGGCAACCCACTGACTATCGACATGGATGGAAAGCAAATGCCTTTGACTATCAGCAAGACATACACGCTGTCACTGCATGAGAAATCAGGATTGCGTAAAGACTTGGCTGCATGGCGAGGTCGTGATTTCACTGATGAAGAAGCAAAAGCATTTGATGTGTCTAAACTCATCAGCGCTTACTGCATGGTCAATGTCACAACCAGTGAAAACAATGGCAAGACATACACCAACATTGCCGGGTTAACTCCGCTGCCACAAGCATTGAAGAATGCAAAGCCAGCACCTGTGCATGAGCCTGTGATGTTTGACTTGGACCAGCCTGATTGGAATGTCTTTCAGAATTTCCATGAGAAGCTTCAGGAGTACATCAAGAAGTCTCCAGAGTTTGTTAATGCTATTGCTGGCGATACAACTGACTCGGAAGTTCCATTCTAATGACAAGCCTCTACGAACTCGCATACGAATTTCGCAACCAGCTTGACGAACTTTTTGATGAGAACGGGGAGGCAACTCCCGCCTTTGAAGAGTTTCGTATGCAGCTTGGCAATAAGATTAATCAGGTAGCTGCTTATGTGCTTAACTGTGAATCTGACGCTGACCAATGTAAAGAGGTTATTGACAGAATCCAAGCCCGTAGAAAGGCGTATGAGCGCAAAGCAGAGCGACTGAGGACTTACCTTGCCGAGAACATGAAAGTGGCTGGAATCACCGAAATAAAGGCTGATGACAGGTCTTTTGTTATCAAGCTTTATCCAGAGCGTGATGAGTCGGTGCAGATTGATGACGGCATAGCTTTTCCGATAGAGCTTTGCAACATCAGGCAACCAGAACCTAGCAAGCTCAAAATCAAAGCGGCAATCCTAGCTGGTGAACCCATCATTGGCGCAAGGATTATCACAAAGGACCGATTGGTCATAAAATAAATTCTGGGGGAAAGCGGATGCTGTGGCAACTTGCTTGCGGACGACACGGTGCAGCGAGTACCCCTTCTTTATATGCAAAACTCGATGCGAAACCCATATGCAGCGCATGTGGACTTCAGGGATTTTGTAGGACTAATCCCAAACAACCCATTGTTTCTACCTAGCAATGTAGACATGATGGCTGAACGACACGGCAACTTCTTTGTTGGTGAATGGAAAAAGCCAAATGAAGGAGTTAGCAAAGGTCAACAGTTACTGCTTCAAGCTTTAGCTGCCACACCAAAATTCACTGTTGTACTGATAAACGGCACAACCGATGGACCTACTACTTGGGTTGGTGACTCATTCCAATTAGATGAAAACCTCAATGGTTCTAAGATTGGTAAAAACTTGCAAGACTTGCAAATGTATTATCAGAACTGGTATAAAAAAGCACGATAAGGAAACATATGTCATACGCAAACACAGAAATGAGGGTTTTGCAGTGGGGAGAGGCTAGAGGCATTGTGCAGAACAGCACACCATACGCTCAAGCTGTTAAAACCCGTGAAGAACTCTTAGAACTATTCACAGCCATTGCCAAAGGTGACAGGGCTGAAATGGCAGACGCATACGGAGATATTCTTGTAACCCTAGTGATGGGTTGCGCCTGTGCTGATTTAGACCTTGTAGAGTGCTTTAAAGGCGCTTACGAGGAGATTAAAGACCGCAAAGGTTATCTAAACAAAGAAGGCATTTTTGTTAAGGAGTAAGGAACAAAGCTTTCTCTGCTTTTCTGCGCTTTACGAGTCCCGGCAATTCTTTGCCGCCTCCCTTAGTCCATTGCATGAAAGCTTCAGCAGCGGCTTCCCATTCCCGTCTGTTGGCTTTCATCCGAATAGTAGAGCGCTGAAAATTGCCCAATCCGGCATTGAAGGCAAAACTGACGCACGCATCGAAAGCCCCTTGACGACCAAGTACAGCGGGAGCAAGTCTAAGAACACCCCGTTCAAAACTAGCGACATCATCTGCGAATAGTTTTTCGATTTCTTCTTTTGTCCAAACACGGTTGTCCTCCGGCTTCAATGGCATTTCTTTACGAATCATTGGCGTATCTTTTCCTTCTACCCTAACAACAGGTAGACGGATTTGTTCCTGATACAGCACATGCCCATATCCAATGGTCCAAATGTGAGCAGGACACAGGTAAGGCTTAGTCCTGTATCCCTCATACTGGTGCATCAAGTTGGCGCCAGCTTCGCTCAGTTTCATTTCTTGCTCCAGCCGCGAGAGCCAAACCAAAAGCCTACGATACCGCCAAGCATAGCCATTTCATCGCTAGAGAAAATGATGTCAGCAATACGAATTAAATCATCTACTGTGACAATCAAGCCGGGATGTGAATAGACATAGTATGCAATCCAAGCATTGATGGCGCAAAGCTCTAGGATGAATATGTAGGTAACTGTTGGGCGAACAGTGCCAATGTAGCTTGCCACCCAAGTACTAGCTTTTTGCAGAATCTGTTTGTCATGGTCATAAGCCGCAACAGTCATTGCCGCCTCAGTCTGCATGGAGATTTGGTCGGTGCGAATCTCTTCAATCTTTTGTTGGGCAGCAAAACCCTGTGCAATCATTTGCAGTTCTTTATCTGCCTGAACACGGGCAAGAGCTAACTCATGCTTTTGGTCTGCTTTGTTTTGGAAGTACTCAAGCAGTTTAGGTAAGCCAGAAATTAGCAAACCGCCAAGGGTAGAAAATAGTGAAAGCATTTAAAGTCCAATCATTCCAAGAAGTTTATCTACAATTTTTCCCGCCAACTCATCGGGTAGGTATTGAAGCAGACCAAGCACCCACCAAACAATGCACAGCCGTACAAAGATTTTGAGGAATTGGTCAAATTGCTTCTGGTATTCATTCACCGACCACACCTTGACTTAGCGCAAAAGTCTTGTATCTCAGCAACACCCCAACCGACTGCGCCTAAAAGCATAACAATCACAACAATACCGATTGCCCACGCAAGCTGTTCAGCTTCATCTTCTTTGCGTTTCTTTTCTTCTTCTTTGGCTTGACGGGCTAAATGGGCATCTTCAACATCCATTTGCTGTTGGCGTTCTTTAATCTTTTGCCATACATCAGCACGACCAGTAGCCTGAAATAAAAGCATTAGTTCGGCTTCAAAGCGCTTGGCTTCATCCAAAGCCATTTCAATTTGTAGCGCTGTGCCAAGATTAGATTTGTTGCCAGAACGCTTGGCTTCAACCATTGCCTTTGTTGCAACGCTCTTGGCATCGAACATTTTGGCAATCATGGGCGTTAAGCCGGCTAAATCGTTAGCGACCTTACTAGCCTTCTTAACAAGCCCTATCGCTTGCTGTAGCCCTTCTAGCGCTATTAGTGGGTCAATCATTTGCGTTCAACCTTCTTCCATTCTAGGCAAACAACCTTTCGGTTATAAACATCACCTGTCCATGTCCATCTAACGCACCGATATTCCGCTACTTGTAAAACTAGTACAAGCATCCATGACATCAGTACCAGCCGGATTGCTTCTTGGCTAACTGCAAATGCTGATACTTAAAATAGATATTTGCTATAAGACCAATTAAACCAATGGCTACACCGCAGATGGCGCCAAATTCATTAGCTGTTAAACCAAAGAATATAGCGCTGCCAGCACCACCATAAGTAGCTATTGATGCAACTTTAACTGCTGCTGCTGATGCGGCTTCTGCGGTGTTTTCCATTTTACTTAACCTCTACATCTGACACTTCAAGTTTGCTTTTCAGCATAGAAAAGAAAGCATCGCGACCAACTTGTAATTGGTCAACATTGAACTTTGCAGATGCTAACTTCTTGTCCAAGTCAGAGACATGGGAAATCAGAATTTGCTGTTCCTGTGTCATATCTTCAAATTGATATTCCACGCCATCAATAGAAATTGGGGTTTTTGTGTTGTTGCCCATTTTCGTTTCCTTTTAAATTGCCACCAAGGTCGGGTGGTGGCTTCCCGTTAACTTATGCCGCCCAAGGTAATGGTGGCTGAATAACTGGTGGGTTGATTTGGTTATCAATCTGAGATTGCACAGACGCTTCTGTAGACGCTTGGTCAACGCCATTAGCCCAACACCAACCCAACACTTGTTCTTGCGTCAAATCAGCGTATGGCGTGAACTGACCTTCTTCAGGCATAGGGAATGAGCAAGTGCCATAACAAGTTGCTGTGTAGTCAACAGGCGGTGTGCCTGATATTTCTGCACCATTGCAACGCCATCCCGCAGTTACCACTACATCTGTCAATGAACCCTCTGTAGGTTTGCATTGCATCCATTCGATTACCCAAGTAATAGTTGCTGACATGATATTTACCTTTCAAAAAAATTGTTTAATCAAGATTTGCACCGCCACCAAAGAAACTCATAGTTGCTACACAAGTGTTTCCTGATGTGTTTGTCATACGAATGATGCCGTTATCAACGTAAGTTATCGTAAATGACCTACTGCCTGAAGTTCCATCTTGCGTTTGAATAGTTGCAGTAGCAAAATTTTCAAATTGATTGTTACAAATAACAGAAAAATTTGTAGTGGTTCTAAAAGCACCATTACTTAAGTCGCTATTTAACACACACAAGAAGCCACTCCAATAAGCGATATTGCTAGTGCCGACAGTTATGTCTAACGTGCCACCATTT